CCCTCCTCGGGATCCATCGCGGTTTTGGGTCGCTCGACTTCAGAGCCGCCCGCGAGACAGTGCCTGAGGCACCCGCGCCTTCCCCGAACAATGCCCGCGACAAGCCGGCGGCTGATGGAGAGCCGGCATGATCGCGGCGTGGTTGTCGAAGGCGGCCACACCGCTGATCGTGCTTGGTCTGATCGCGCTTGCTGCGTTCGGTGTCAGTTGGGCGACGCTTTCCGTCGTTGATCGCCTGGTCAGCGATGCCCGCGCCTCGGCCGTTACCGAACGGGACGCGCACTGGACGGCCGAGATCGCGCGATCCGAAGCCGCGACGCAAAAGCTGATCGCCGAGAAGCTCAAGGAAACCATGGCCGCCCAGGAGGCCGCCCGCATGCATGTTGCCTCTGTCGAGGCGCAACTTGCCCAACTGGAGACTGACAATGCGGCTTTGCCGGATGATGGCGCCTGTGGCCTTGGCCGCGATCGTGTCCGCCTGCTCAACAAACAATAAAGACGTGCCGATCGTGCGCACCGTCGTCGTCACGCCGGAAATCCCGGCCGAGGCGAAGATCCGCTGTGACGACCCGGTTCTTCTTCCTGACCGGGATCTGACAGCTCCGGAGACCGCGACGCTTTGGGGACGCGATCGAAGCGCGCTGCGCATCTGCGAGACCCGCCGTGCCGCCGCTGTCGGGGATACGCCCAAGCGATGACACCTTCGGAAATCTCTCAGTATCTCGGCCTGGCGCTTGCCGTCATTGCGCTGCTTGGCCACGCGAAGGGCTACTTCTCTTCCGGCGAAAAGACGCTGACCGCCCGCGTCGATCAGGCTGAAAAGAAACTCGCCGAACACGACCGGCGCATCCAGACTATTGAAGGCGAGATGAAGCACCTGCCCGACCGGGAGGCGCAACACCGCATGGAGCTGCAGCTTGCCGAGATGAATGGCCGATTCGCCACGCTGGAAGAACGCCTTCGACCGATCGCCCAGACGAGCGAGCGACTGCATGAACTTCTGATGGAGCAGGCAAAGAAATGACCGAGCTGGCAACCGATTTTCAGCGGATCATGCGCGAAGAGGCACGCCTGATCATCCTGAAAGCCTTAGGCGAACAGGTGAATGAAAGCCTGAACTCCTCGATCCTTCAGCAGGTGCTGGCAACCTTCGCCATCAACATGGAACGGCCGTGGGTTCACCAGCAGGTCGATTTCCTCGAAACCATGGGCGCGGTCACGGTCGTGGTTGCTGGTACGGTGAAGATTGCCACCCTGACCGAACTCGGCCGGCGTCATCTCGATCGCCTGACCGCAATCGAGGGCGTCAAGCGGCCGTCGAGACCGGGAGCCTGATCCATGGGTCGCGGGCGCCTCAACCATATCGAACTGTTGCCGGAAGAATGCGGGCCGATCGTCTCCTGGGCGGCCGACGCGCTCCAGGATCGCGATCGCACGCAGACCGATATCTATGCCGAGTTCGTCGCGAGACTTGAGGCGCTCGACAGAGAATATCGCGGCGAACTACAGATCAAGATCCCGAGCTTTTCCGCCTTCAACCGCTATTCGATCAAGCTTGCGACCATGACCCGCCGGCTGGATGAGACGCGCGAGATTGCGACCGCCATTGCCGGCAAGTTCGACGCTCAGGCCTCCGATGACCTGACCTTGATCGCGGCCGAGGCGATCAAGACACTCATCTTCGAACTTTTGACCAGCAAGGGCGAAAGCGGCATCGATCCGAAGGGCGCCATGTCGCTTGCCAATGCGCTGCGCTCTGCCGCCCAGGCGCAAACCGTCTCCAGCGATCGGCGCAAGAAGGTCGAAGCCGACTTTGCCGAAAAAGCCAAGGATGCCGTGCAGAACGTCGCCAAGGCACGCGGCCTGACGGCGGAAACGGCCGACGAGATCCTGTCGCGCATCCTTGGGGTGGAAAAGCCGTGAGCGCACCCCTCACAAAGGAGGAATGGGCCAAGGTCCGGCGGCTTTCCACGGAAGGCATGCACGAGGTCATCGCCTCGGTCGGGCTCCCCAAGGCGCTGCTCGGCTATCAGCAGCGCGTCGTCAGCCTGCTTGAGACGAGCGGCGTCGAGGTTCTCTTTGTCGAGAAATCCCGCCGTATTGGCCTCACCTGGGGATTTGCCGCCTATGCCGTCCTGAAGGCCGCGCGCCAGAAAGTCGCCGGCGGCATGGATGTGATGTACATCTCCTACGCCCAGGACATGACGCGCGAATTTATCGACGCCTGCGCCATGTGGGCACGCGCCTATTCACTGGCGGCCGAGGAAGCCGAGGAGTTTCTTTTCGAAGACAAATCGGCCGAAGGCGACAAGTCGATCCAGGCCTTCCGCATCCGCTTTGCCTCCGGCTTCGAAATCATTGCGCTCTCGTCAGCGCCGCGCACGCTGCGCGGCAAGCAGGGCGTGGTGATGATCGACGAGGCGGCCTTCGTCGACAACCTCGCAGAACTTTTGAAGGCAGCGCTTGCCTTCCTGATGTGGGGCGGACAGGTCGTCGTCTGCTCGACCCACAACGGCTTCGAAAACGAGTTCAACACTCAGATCCAGGACATCCATGCGGGTAAGCTGCCTTACGCGCATATGAAGATCGACCTGGACACGGCGCTGAAGGAAGGGCTTTACGAGCGGATCTGTTTTGTTACGCGCAAGACCTGGTCGCCGGAAGCCGAGGCCGAATGGCGCGAGAAGATCATCAAGTTCTATGCCGCCGGCGCGGATGAGGAACTGTTCTGCATCCCCTCGCAATCTGCCGGCGCCTATCTCTCCCGCGCGCTGATCGAAGCGCGCATGAACCGCGATGTTAAGGTCGTCCGCTGGATGCCGCCGAAGGGCTTTGTCGATTGGCCGGAGCATCTTCGCAAGGCTGAAGCGCTGAGCTTCTGCAAAGAGAAGCTGAAGCCGTGGCTTGATCTGGTCGATCGTTCCTGGCGCTCCTGCCTCGGTCAGGACTTCGCGCGTTCAGGCGACCTTTCCGTCATCCACCCGATGGTGATCAGCTCGATCCTGCAGAGGCGGACACCTTTTGTCCTGGAGATGCGGGACGTGCCTTTCGAGACGCAAAAGGAGATCCTGTTCTACATCATCGACGCCCTGCCCCGCTTCTTCCACGCCGCCCTCGATGCCGGCGGCAACGGCGCCTATCTCGCGGAAGCCGCGCGCCAGAAGCTCGGGCCGTCGATCGTCTCGGAGATCAAGTTCTCGCAAGACTGGTACATGCTGAACATGCCGAAGCTGAAGGATGCCTTCGAGAACGGCTACATCGAGCTGCCCTATGACGACGACACCATGGGCGATTACCGGCTCCTGCAGATGACGCGCGGCGTCGCCAAGGTTCCCGAAAACGTCCACACGATCGGGTCTGACGGCCACAAGCGCCACGGCGACAGCGCCATTGCCGGCGCCCTTGCCTACTTCGCCTCGAACCAGGACACCGGGCCAATCGGCGCCGGCACGGTCGGCACGGATGAAGACAAGACCAACCGCCTTGCTGCCTTTGCCAGTGCACTGAGCGGCGCGGCAAACTTCGGCAATCTCTCCCGCTTCCTGAGGATGTAACATGGCTTCGACCCCGACCGGCGAGATCGCCACAACCCGCTCCGATCCGTTTCTGCCCAGCTTCCAGACGACCATGCAGCCGACCGATGAAGTTCTGGTCGCCAATGGCGGCACGAGCGCCTATCGGGTCTATGACGAGATCCGCCGCGATCCGCACGCTCACGCGATTCTTCAGAAGCGCAAGCTGGAAGTGGTGAGCCGCGAATGGCAGGTGTTTGAAGCGTCCGAGCGCCGCATCGACAAGAAGATCGCCGGCGAGGTCGAACAAAGTCTCAAGGCGATCAATTTTGACCAGCTGACGCGCGGTCTGCTCGGCGCGATCCTGAAGGGTTTTTCCGTCGCGGAAATCCTCTGGGTCAGGGATGGTTCACGCTGGGTGCCGTCCGCCGTCAAGGTGAAGAAGCAGCGGCGGTTCCGTTTCGACATCGACGGCAGGCTGCGCATGCTCACCCGTTCGTCACCGATCGAAGGCGTCGAGCTTCCTGATCGCAAGTTCATCGTCCACCGCCATTCGATCGACGACGATGACGACGACCCCTATGGCGTCGGCCTTGGCTCCGTCCTGTTCTGGCCGGCCTGGTTCAAGCGCCAGGTGCTGGCGAACTGGCTGCAGGCGACGCGCAAGCACGCGGCGCCCACCACACTTGCGCAGTATCAGGGCGCATACGACAGCAAAAAGCAGGATCTGCTGGCGGAAGCGATGAACGCCATGCAGGCGTCCGATAGCCTGATTGTCCCTGAGAACGTCGTGGTTTCCCTCCTGGAGGCGAAAGGGGGCGGTTCGCCCTCCGAGCAGCTTGCCCGCTATCTGGACGAACTGATGAGCGAGGCCGTTCTCGGCGAGACGCTGACGACCAATTCCGGCGAACGCGGCGCACGCTCGCTTGGCGAAGTGCACAACGAAATCCGCGTCGCCATTGCCAAGGCCGATGCCGACCTTGTTTGCCAGTCGATCCGCGACACGCTGGTGCGCTGGTATGTCGAACTCAACTATCCAGGCGAAGCAGTCCCGAACGTCTGGCGCGATTTCTCCGAGGCCGAGGACCTCAACGACAAGGTCGAGCGCGACAAGACGATCTACGAAATGGGCTACAAACCTGCCTCGGTCGATTATCTGAACGAGACCTACGGCGGCGAGTGGATCGAACGGCAGGTCGCTGAGCCGGACACCGATGCCAAGGCGGCCGACGACACCGTGACGAGCGGGCTCGCCTTTGCCGATCCAGTGCGGCCGGAGACCGCCGCCCAAAAGACAGTGAACGAACTGTCGGGTCAAATGGAAGAGTTCGGGCGTCCGATCATTGCGGCCATGATCGGCGATATTCGTGCAGCCTTTGCCGACGCCACCTCCTACGACGATCTGATCGAGCGCCTGGCGCGCCTTTCCGGCGATCTGTCCATCGACGAACTGGCGCAGTTGATGAGCCAGGGCACGGTACTTGCGGATCTAGAGGGGCGAGCAAGCGCCGATGACTGACCAGATCCCGTTTCAGGAGGCGATCGACTTTCTGCGCGGCAAAGTCAACCTGCCGACGAAGAAATACGACGACGTCCTGCGGCAGGGTCAGGTGCGGGCCTTTACGGTCGCCGGCGTGACACGCGACGATATGCTGTCCGACTTTCGCGCGGCAATCGAGAAGGCAAGGATCGAGGGAACGGGCTTCAACGAATTCCGCAAGGATTTTGACGCTATCGTCGACCGCACCGGATGGGCGTTCAACGCACGCGGCGAAACGGATGAGGAGCGCCGCGACTGGCGTGCCCGGATCATCTACACCACCAATATGCGCACCTCGTACATGGCCGGTCGATGGGCGCAGCTGACCGATCCGGACGTTCTGAAGTATCGGCCGTATCTTCAGTATGTGCATTCGGGCGCCGAGCATCCGCGCCTGCAGCACCTCGCCTGGAACGGCCTTGTCCTTTCGGCCACCGACCCGGCCTGGACGATCATGTATCCACCGAACGGCTGGGGATGCGGTTGCGACGTCAAGGCGTTGTCGCGTCGCGATCTGGCACGGCTCGGGAAAGACGGTCCTGACCAGGCGCCAAACCTCGACCCCTACGAGAGTTTTGACCGACGCACCGGCCGACCGGAGCTGCGCTATCCCGGCATCGATCGCGGCTGGGATTACAATGTCGGCCAGGAATGGCTGGGCGGCATCGTGCCGAAGGAGTTGCGCACGCCGTTGCCGTCGCTTGGCCAGCCGGCAAAGCCGGTCAACCTGCCGCCGATGCCCGAGCCAGCGGCGGCCAGTGCATCGGATATCCTGCCGGGCGATCGTCGGCCGGACGAGTATGCCGATGCCTTCCTGGCGCGCTTTGGTCTTCGAGGAAACGAGGCCGGCTATCACAGAGATGCGTCCGGCGGCGTGATTGCGATCAGCCGCTCCCTGTTTCAGGCGGGGAGTGAGGCAGGTCCGATCACCGGTTTCGCTGGTGCGTCCGGCGAACAAGGTCCGTTCGCCAGACTGATCGCCGACGCGATCATCAAGCCGGACGAAATCTGGGTGGACTGGGCAACGGCCGCGACCGGGATCGTCCTGAGGCGGTCCTATCTGAGGCGTGTGCTTCTGCCGGACGGGCGCACCTTCCTGGTTCGCT